TCCAAGTCAGTCAAACACATGGGAGACCTTGCATATTCCATGGACCATGCTCTGACCTTTGAGGATCACTATATTGAGCAGGACAAAAAGTATCATCATCCGGTGACGATAGAGGACCCAAATCCAAAGGAATCGATGATTTTTATGCCTGTCGAAGATACGAAGCAGGCTGAGAACAACATGCGGTCCCACTACTGGAATGGAGTGGCTATCACCAACAAGAAAATCGATTCACCGCAAGGGTGGGAAACAACCGAAAATCTTGATGTGGTGGCCCTCTATCCAGGCCTGAAGCATTACATGATCACCACAGATGATTTTGTGCCTGGATTAGACTGGGCGAAAAGAATGGCCCAGAGATGTGGACCTTGGGACGTGTTCTATGGCCCTGACCGGGTATTTGACGAAAAACTCCCGACCCATCCCTGCATTGGAGGAGAACTGGTCAAGCATGTCGGATCCCTATTCCTGGAGAACAAATGGTTCTGGTCGAATGCCTGGTATGACATCGGAACAGAACTGGGCACTCTGAAATACTTCGGAGATGGATGGGGAGACTGGCAACTGAAAGATCGGAAGGTTGGAGAGAACGAAGGACAGGCCTATATTAAATGGAAGGATCATGAATTCGAGCCTCTGATCAAAAAGCTCAAGGCCCGGATGGAAGAATACCAAGCACCTGCGAAAAAGGTAGCCTGATGGCAATTTCCAACTATGCAAATCTGAAGGCCTCAATCGGTGATTTTCTGAACCGATCTGACTTGGCCACAGACCAATCTGATGGTTCTACTGTAATCGAGAAGTTCATCGAGTTGGCAGAGGCAGAGTTCAACCGGAGGCTCAGACTGAGATCGATGGTAACCAGATCCACCATCTCAGTCTCTGGTCAGTACACAGACCTATCCTCGGCCCTGACTGATTATCTGGAACTGAAAAACATCACCCTAGAACCAACCTCAGGAGGCCCGATTGTTCTTGAGTTTAAGACCCCCCAGGCCATGGATGAGTTCAGATTTCAGAGAGCAGGGGCCACCGGGAGGCCTATCTGCTACGGATTAATAGGACTTGAGTTGGAACTCGGCCCGGTGCCAGATGCGACCTATTCGGTAGAAATCACCTACTACAAAAAAATTCAAGCACTCTCCGATTCCAATACCACCAATTTCCTTCTGACGAGTCACCCGGATCTCTACCTTTATGGATCCCTAGTTCACTCTGCACCCTACCTGATTGATGACCCCAGGATTGCAGTATGGAAGGCCTTGACCGAGGAGAGGATGCAGCAATTGGTGATCTACGATGAGCGAGGTGAAAACCCAGGCACGGCACTCAATATGAGCATCAAAAGACCATACTTTTCAGGTGCCGTGAGTAACCCTATTTACTACCGATAATATGGCTTCTAATACCTCAGATTTTTTCACGTTTTCCAAGACTGCAGGAACTGCCAAAAATCTCCAAAAACCCACTGATGGCGGAGATAATAATCTTTGGGGCGGATTTATAAATGTGGATCTTGATACCATCGTGGGAGCAGTAAATGCAACCTCGGACCTCATAGCAGATGCCAACCAAAATGAACTGGTGGATTTCACGGCCACCGGGTCTGCCGTCAATCATGTGGGGATCACCAATGCAGCAACTGGGAACGGACCAACCATTGAGGCTGCTGGAGATGACACCAACATTGATCTGAATGTTTCAGGAAAAGGGACGGGGGCACTTACATCCACAGGGGCCAAGCTAACAAGCCCGAAAGTGATTACTGGAGTCAATGACACCAATGGAAATGAACTGGTCAAAGTCACGGCCACAGGATCAGCAGTAAATGAGTTTACAGTTGTAAATGCAGCAACTGGTAACCCTCCAGAAATACAAGCAACAGGAGATGACACCAACATCCATCTAAAACTGACACCTAAAGGGACTGGGGGTGTTTCCGTGGGAGATATTCTTCATGCTTTTTTACCAGTAGGAATGATTTCTCCATTTGGAATTACAACTGTTCCAGCAGGATGGTTGTATTGCAATGGTGCAACTTTAGGCAATGCAGCTTCAGGAGCAACAAATGCTTCAGATGACTATGAAGCACTTTATGACTTAATTAAAACTCTTTGGGGCAATTCAGGAGGAACTTTTTCTGCTGGAAACACTATAAATCTACCGAATTTGCAGGCTGCTTTTTTAAGAGGTATTGATGCCAACACAGGGCATCAGATGGCTAATGGGAATAATTTTTCTGGCCCAACATCAGTAGGTAGTTTTGAAAATGATTCTTTTCAAGGGCATAGGCATGAATATAAAATTACAACTGACAATGCTTCAGTTTCACCTGCACATATCAATGTGGATAAAGCAAATTCAGGTCTCAATGGGACTGCAATAATAAATGGCAGAGTGTTTGATCCAATAACTGATGGAAGTAACGGAACCCCTAGAACAGGAGATGAAACCAGACCTTTTAACGCAGGTGTTAAATACTGCATAAAATTTTGATGGCTTATATTTACCAAACTAATTACATCAGCAGGAATTCTGCTCCTCATCAGTTTGACCTCTCTTCAGGCAGTCAGATCCTTGGTGGATTCAGACTCTCTGGAGTGCATGGCTACGGCAATATATTGGGAGTCAAAAAGTGAAAGCACGGCAGGGCAGATCGCAGTCGGGCAGACAATCCTCAATAGGGCCAAGCATCATCGCTTCCCAGGCTCCGTCTGTGGAGTGGTTAAGGAGGGGAAACATATCCAAGGTTTCCCGGTTAAGGACAGGTGTCAGTTCAGTTTCTACTGCGATGGGAGGTCAGACGTTCCCCGGGAACCGAAGGCCTACGAGAAAGCACTGAGGCTCTCAGAATGGCTCCTTCTGACCAAAGACTGGATTCCAGACTTAACGGACGGGGCACTCTATTATCACGCATCCTGGATGGAAATATGGCCAAGATGGTCACAAGAAAAGCGAAGGCTTTTGCAAATCGATTCGCATGTTTTCTACCAGTGATTTTGATGCCTTTTGCAGTGTATGCAACTGGCCATCATAGCCCGGTAGATCCTCAGTTTCATCAGTTCCAGGCAGTCCAGGCACCTGCACCAACAGCAGGCAATGTAACCGACATGCTGGTGAATATTTTCCTGGAGCAGGGAGTTCTGGGGGCCATGCTGATTGTTCTGGGAATCTACTTTTACAAGATGGAGGGGCAGGCACGGCAGGACCGGCTGAAGCTACAGGAAAAGTTTGAGACTCTAGTTACTCGAAACCAGGACAACCTAATTGAGGTCAAGACTCACCTGGCCAGTCTGGATGCCAGGATGGGCAACCTTGAGAGGGAAACAGAAGGGTTAAAAGATTTTATATTCACCAAAATGAAAGCATGAAAAAGTGGCTGAAACAATTAAGGAAATACATCGAACAGATCCTCCCCAGAAAAAAAACGGAAACGGGATCTCAGTAACTGACAAAATTCAGCTCTCGAGAGCCAGGTTTCGGTTCTTGTTGGCCATTCTAATTTTGACAGTTTACTCAGCAACAATTTATTTCCTCTTTGTTCACCAAGGGGAAATGAATGACAAGGTTTCTAGCCTGATGCAGGTGATGATAGGGGCCTTGACAGTCATTCTCTCACAACTAGGGGCATTCTATTTTGGCGATTCTTCAAGTGACATGGCAAAGAGTGAAGATTCTGAAAATGGAGGGCCTACTCAATTTGAACAACGTGTGGACATCACCGCACCCAACCAAGAAAAGGAAGTCTAATGGCACCGATTCTCAGCATGTTAGCAAACACCCTGTTTTCCATTGCAGCCGATAAGGCTCAGAATGCAGTGAAAGACCACATCATGAAGGCAATCAATGAGAACCTGGATGATGATGCCAAGAAGGTTCTGGACCAGGCCATCAGTGATGACAAAGGACACAACAAGAACTCTCTCTCCGATCTGCTTGGATGAGGATCTCGGATCACTTCCGAAAACAGGAGTTTGAGAAGAGTGCAACGGCCATGAGGTTGGGAATATCCAACACAGTTACCGAGCCTGAACTTCTGGCAAACATGGTGGCCTTGGCTGCCAATGTTCTTGAACCCTTGAGGGCCAAGTGGGGACCTGTTTCACTGAGTTCCGGGTACCGACACCCGGATTTGTCGCAGGCCTTGGGTAGCAGCCCGACCTCGCAACACTGCTTTGCTGAGGCAGTTGATTGCGAAGCATTTCAGTCACCAGGAAACAGGCCTGTTTTCGAGTGGTTTGTAAATGAATCAGGTATCTCATGGGACCAGATTATTTTGGAGTTTGAAGGTGAGGATCCCTTTGATGGTTGGCTGCATATTTCCTCAAAGAGATGCCTATCTGAAAACAGAAAAGAAATTTTGAGGGCAGTTAAACAGGACGGCAAAACAGTCTATCTTCCAGGAATCAACTGATGGCATACCTATCTCTGGATATCCCCCCCGGTGTAGTAAGAGCCGGGTCTCAAGTTGAATCAAATGGCAGATGGCGAGATGCCAATCTGATCCGATGGCACCAGGGCAGACTGAGGCCTGTGGGCGGATGGTTTGCAGAGACCGCAGCCATGGAGGGGGCACCTCGGACTATTCTCACCTGGTCCACTAATAATGGATTTGCCCAGATGTTCATTGGTACAAATAACAGACTTTACCATTGGACCGGAGGCACGGCATTGGTTGAGATCAGTGACTCTCTGACCGGAGGAGGGACTCTCAATGCTTCCATGGTCACCAATGGCTCGACCCTGACATGTGCAACCGGGGGCCTTGATACCCTGCTTGATCCTCTTTCCAGATTCAAAGTGACCGGGGGATCATCAGACGGCAAGGTTTACACTGTGGCAACTGTGGCATCAGACACTGAGATCACTATTTCTGGGACCTTTGAGGCTAATGAAACCGCAACCATCACCCTGACCTTTCTCTGGACCACAGGACCGACTGAAGGCCAACCGAATAGTGGATATGGTGCAGGGACTTGGAACACAGGACTGTATGGCAGAGATCAGACTGATGCCTCCATTGTGATTCAGGCAGGCAGATGGTCATTGGATAATTTTGGAGAGGATGTTCTCGGAGTGTTCAGACAAGATGGTAGACTTTTTCACTGGGATGCCTCTGGTGCAGGCTATCCCAAAAATGGTGCCCTAATCTCAAATGCCCCAACTGGAAATCTTGGTGTTCTTGTTACTCAGGAACGTATTGCCATGCTTTTTGGAGCAGGAGGAAATACAAGAAAGGTCGCATTTTCAGACCAGGAGGATTTTACAACCTGGGCAGAGTCTGCAACCGGAGAAGCAGGATCCTTTGAACTACAGACTACTGGAGACATCCAGGCAGGAATCAAGGTCAGAGATGCAATCCTAATGATCACCGATGAGGACTGCCATGAGATCACCTTTCAGGGTCAACCATTTATCTACGGAAGGAGAAGGATCTCCGACACTGCCGGGATAGTGGGACCTGATGCGGTTGCCCTGATTGAAAATGCAGCCTACTGGATGGGTGCAGGTGCCTTCTATGTTTATAATGGCGGATATATCGAGGTGATTCAGTGTGATGTCTTGGACTACGTTTACACCGATATTGATACCAGAGTGGACTCCACTAAGTTTTCCCAGGTCGTAGCCTCAGAGAATCGAAAATATTCAGAGGTCTGGTGGTATTATGCCAGCGAATCTGGAAACGGGGAAAATGATCGGTATGTGGCTTATTCCTACCGGGAAGGATGGTGGACAGTCGGGAAACTGGACCGACTTTCCTGGGACGAAAACAACCCTTGGGGAGATCCCTTCTCCACCGGATCCGATTATAAACTCTATCGGATGGAGCAACAAAGAACTGGCACCCAAGCAAGAGGGGGAACCATCACTGATCCTGGTAACAATTACGGATCTAATGACAGGACCATGGCCTTCGGTGGAGCAAACACAACCGACACTATGGTTGTTTTTGCAGAGACTGGAGACATCAGAGTGGGTGATGGATCAAAGCAGATTCACGGCCAGCAGGTCATTACTGACACAGACCGAGGTGATACTAATGCCCTCCAGATGAGGTTCTTTACTTCACAGACTCCAGATGGCACCGAGACCGATCAGGGATCAAGTGCATTAACCTCCTCAGGATATTCGGATGTTAGGTTCTCCGGGAGATACATGCGCTACCGGGTAGAGGCCCCCTTTGATCAGGATTTCAGAGTTGGTGATATGCAACTCAAGGCAAGGACCGGAGGAGATCGATGAAGCAACTGCCAGTCCCTCCTCCAGAGTATTCAAAGACTCATCAGAGCAGGGTGCAGGAATCCATTTATAATGCAATTAATGATGAGGTTGTGCAAAAGCTCCAGGATATTGAATTTGATGGTAAGAGTGCCTCAGATGCTACAAGAGCCTTGTTTCTCGGCAGACTTCAACTCCTCAGTCCTAACGGCACCAAGTTCCAGCTTTTGGTCGATAATTCAGGAAATCTTTCCACCACTACCATATAGGTGACTATGAATATGTTCTTATCAGGCCCCATGAGAAAAATTGCCAACATGGGAAGAATGGGAGACACCGAACTGGCACATGTCAACCCAGAAGAAAAAAGACTTTTAAAGGCCATGGGAGGTTCTGGAACTATGAACCCAAGGACTAGAATGCCTGAATATTTTTTTGGATTTGGTGGGGATGATGATGATAATGACAGTCCAACATTTACATCTCCCTCTGGAGACCCTGCTGATGCAAGGGCCGAAATAGCATATCAAGAGGCAGTAAAGGCTCAGATGCAGGGAGATGATTACCAGTCAAATGATCCATTTTTTCAGGCAACATTTGGCAACAACACCGGAGGAGATGGTGGAGATGGAGAAACTGCACCGACTAATCCAGGAGCCTCAGGGCCTCCACCTCCGCCTCTGCCCATGACCTCAGATGCCTTTAAAGGGATGTTGTTTGAAAGGTTTAGGGATGATGTTCTGAACAGACCTTTTCAGGCATTTACTGGAGAAAGGTTTGCAGGATTCAATCCTGATCAAATGCAAGCCTTTGCAGATACCAGAACTTTCGCTGGTGCTATGCCTGGAGGATTCCAAACTGCCATGGATACTGCTGAGGGTGAAACAACCTACCAGTCAGGATTTACAACCGCAGGACAGGATCAAGCAGGATTTCAAAGGGAACTGGATGCCCGGATGAACCCCTTCACTCAGTCGGTGATCAACCAACTCCAGAAGGACATCTCTGAGCAGCAACAAATGGCCTTGGGAAGAACTGGAGAGCAGGCCAGGGCAGCAGGGGCCTTTGGAGGGTCTCGGCAGGGAGTGGCAGAAGCACTGACCTCAGGCAGATACGGAGATGCCTTTGCAAGAACCGCAGGCCAGTTGAGGGCCGATCAGTTCAACCGAGCTATGTCAGGAGTGGATCAAGATCGAGCAAGACAGGAACAGTTTCGAGGTCAGGCAGCCCAGACCCGACTTGGAGCAGGCAGGGACCTCTTGAGAGGCACACAGGCCCAAGATGCTGCAACTGCCCAGAGGATCAATGCACTGGCCCGGATCGGTCAACAGCAGCAAGCCATGGATCAGGCGCAAAGGGACTTTGCATATCAGCAATTCCTTGAGGAACGAGACTTTGACAAGATGAATATATTGGCAGGAGGTGGCCTTTTAGGATCTGCCCCTGGTGACTATCGAGAACCTCCGGTATATGGCCGAGAGGGAGGCCTTAGTGGGTTCTTTGATTTCTTATTCGGTTCACCCGTAAGACTAGCTTAATTATGTTGGAAGCAATTGCAACCGCATTGGCAGTAAATGCTGCCAAGGGCTTACTAGAAAGAGGCATGAGTTCACCTCAGGCAATGCCTAACAAGCAACCCGTGCCGGGGAATCCGCAGGCAGCAATGCGGTTTATGCCAAACATCCCCATGGCCACATTCAACCCTGGCCAGATAAGTGGAGGAATATTTGATGATCAGGATTTGATGATGATGATGCAGCAGGCACCCCCCAGAGGACTTCTTTACTAAGGAATAAAATGGCCACAGACTTTGGACCCTTCGGGACGTTAGCAGAAGATGATCCCTTTATGCTTGCCCTTCAAATGCAACAAATGCAGGGAGGAGGAACACAAAGAATTCCCTTTCCACCAGATCCTGAAACAGGTCTTTCACCTTTGTCAGGTCAGTTGATCACTCCTCCAATATACACAGGCCCGATGACTGAGGAGTTGTCAGGCAGGAGGATCCCCTTTGAAAATGTTCCACAAAATCCTGTGACAAGGGTTGATTTTGAATCAAACCTGCCAAAAAACAATAATTTAACTAGGTCCAACCAGACTCAAAACATGCCTGAAACACAGGCACCAGATCCCTTGGCAAACTACCGATCTGTGATGAATCGAGAACCTGGATTCTTCCAGGAAAATGCACCCCTGATCCTTGGCCTTCTTGGTGGAGTCTCAGGCCTTTTAGAGGCTATGGGTCCATCAAGAACACCAGTCTCTTCAGGCCAAGTTTTTGCCAGAGGATTGCAGTCTGGTCTTGGGGGATACATGGGAGGCCTGAAGTATCAGCAGGGAGTAGAATCGGCACGGCAACAAGAGGCAGCCAACATCCTCAATGCTTTAGGCAAAGAGCAGAACATTCAAGCAGCCTTGGACAAAAGAAAGGCAAACAATCAACTGAGAGCAGCAATTCCTCAGATGATTCAGGACGTGAGTGGGCTAGAGAACCTTACCTCAAACGATAAAGTAAGGATTCAAATAGCAAAAAGATTAGGTGAATCCAGCCCGACTTCTTCATTTAATATTTTAAATGAAATTGCAGGAAGGACTGACCAGTTTGGTTTTATTAATACCAATAAAGGGACAGTAATAAGAACTAATAAATCTACTGGCGAATTTGAAACAATTGTTGGAGATCCTGCCCAAGCAAAAATCGATTTAGGGACAATGCCCTATGAAGACATTCCTGGAAAAACTGAATTTGAAAGAGCAATGATAGTTTTAAGAGGGACACCAAGAAATTCAGTAAATTATAGCATTGCTCATCCAATACTTGTGGAACTAACGAGAAAAGTCAGCACTTCTGGAAATGTGTTTACTCCTGACTTAGAACAACTTTATGGGATATTGCCTCCAATAATTGATGATTCATCAAAAACTTCTTCACCACAAAATCAGGAAACTTCTAGGAGCCAAGTAGATCCTACAAGTTCAAGAGTTGAAACATTCACAACACCAGAGGGCAAAGTCACAAGAGTGCAGAATCTAAAGACTGTTCCTGCTGGTGAGCAAAAAGGTATTAGAGATTTAAACAAAACTTTAAATACAGCAAAAAGAGCATTGAAGCTATTGGAGCAAGATGAAGAGGGTAATTATCTTTTTCCAGGAGCAGTCGATGCAGTCGGGACTTTAGATCAATTTAAATTAGCAGAAGGACCTGAATTTTTTGAAACACTTGGATTTAAAACAAGCAAAGAAGGTAAGGATCTATTGGCTGACATAGCTGAAATAACAAGTTTAACACTTTTAGAAAGATCAGGTGCAGCAGTCACTGCGACAGAATTCCAAAGAGCAAAGCCTTTCCTGCCCCTTCCAGGAGACTCTGAAGGCACAGTGAAGCAAAAACTGGAAAGACTGGTTGAAATATATTCTGAATCTATGCGGAACATGTTTGATCAGTACAATCCTGATCAAGGATTTAGAGATATATCAGTTTTTTTAAATGATTCTTCAGAGCAGAAACTAACACCAGCAGAAATCAAAAAGAAATACGGAGTTGAATAATGGCCTCAAAAACCTCTGTTGATTTTGTTGCTACCCAGATTGCCAAAATGGCGGAAATGGGTGCCTCTGAGGCAGAGATTGACATCTATCTGACCAGCAAGGGATTTAGTTCCAGGGACCAGTACCTGAAGAGACTGAAAAGATTCCGAGATCGGAAAGAGCAGGCAGGTGACATCGATGTGGATTTCGGATTCTTTGACTCGGTTCTCCAGGGCCTCACTCTGGGATTCTCTGATGAGATTGGTTCTGCGATAGCAGCAGGAGGAATCTCTGGTCCTGAGTATGAGAGGCAGATGGCAGCCCGTAAGTTTGCCCGTGAAGATTTTGAGGAAGAGAACCCAGGCATGGCATTGACCGGGGAGATCCTTGGAGGACTGGCCCCTGGCCTCCTTACCGGAGGAGCAGGCCTCGCATTAGCAGGAGGCAAGACCGCGCTCAGGCAAGGAGGAAAGATGGGCCTGGGCAGACTTTTAGGAACAGAGGCAGCAGTGGGTGCAGGCACCGGAGCAGTAGCAGGTGCAGGAACTGCGGATCCTGGTGAGCGAGGAACAGGGGCAGGAATAGGTGCAGGCCTTGGTGGAACTCTAGGGGTTGCCCTTCCGACCATAGGTGCAGGAGTCAAGGGTGCAATTGGAGGCGCAAGAAGAGGCCTGGGCATGATGACCAGAAACGAGGCTGAAGAGGCAGCAAAAAGAAAACTGAGTGGTGCCCTTGCACGGGACCAGATGACTCCTCAAGAGATCATCGAGCAGATTCCTGAGGGGCCAGGATTTGGACCGATTGATGAGTCTGTGGCCGATCTTGCAGGAGAGAATGTTCTGGGGGTGGCAAGAGCCTCCCAAGCTATTCCCGGAAGATCAAAGGACATGGGCAGAGAGGCCCTGGTTGAAAGAGCAGAAGGCCAATATAATCGAGTCTCAGACTACCTACTCCAGGCCACAGGAAGGCCCAAAGAGGACGTTTTTCAGGTAGTGGATGAGATAGTGGCAAGAAGAGAAGCAGAGGCCTCTCCCTTGTTCGAGGAGGCTTTTCAAATGGGGACTGTAAACAATGCCAGGATCAGTGAGATTTTGGAAAAACCCTACTTTTCCCAAGCAGCAAAAGGCAAAGCTCAGACCATTGCTAAACTCCAAGACGTGGATCTGGAAACTGCTGGCCCCCTGCAAGAGATTTTAGGCAAAGACAAAATATCCTCTCCAGTATCTTTTGAGACCCTGCACTTCATCAAGATGTCCATCGATGACAAGATCGGAGATGCAGTTCCAGGTTCAGGTATCGGCAGAACAGAAAGGCGGAAACTAATTCAGGCTAAAAATGAATTTGTTGATATTCTGAAAGATATCAATCCAGCCTATGGCAAGGCCCTGGATGTCTATGCCGGGGAATCTGCTTTGCTGGATGCCATCGAGTCAGGCAGAAACTTCTGGAAGAAAGATCCGAGACTGACCGAAAGGGAGATTGCCAAACTTACCAAGTCAGAGAAAGACATGTTCCTCGCAGGAGCCTTGGATTCCATCAGATCCTTGATGGACAGGGCAGCCGATAGCAGAGACCTGGTTAAAGTAATCTTTGGGAATCGACAGTTCCGGGACAAGATTAAGGCCGTAGTCAAGGATGAGGATGCCTTTGAAAGATTAAAGTTCCAGATGGAACGTGAGGCCAATGCCAAAAGGACCCAGGATGTGGTTCTTGGCGGATCCCCCACGGCAAGAATTCAGGCGGAGATGACCGACCTGAATGAGGCACCTTCCATCCTTGCGGATCTGCTCCTGCCTACCCAGGAAAGTTTGACCCAGAGGGTAGCAAGGAGAACAGTCCAGCCAGTAGCCAGAAAGGCCCAGGAATTGACTCAGGGCCGGGTGACTGATGCCATGGCCCCCATGCTCTTTGACATGAGGCCAGAGGCCCAGAGAAGGACCATGAGAGAACTGATTGATTTTCAGAATCAGATGCAGGACAAACTCGGCAGAGACCGAGGTCGCATGATTTATGGGGCAGGGGTTTCAGGTGCCCTGCCTGGTTTATTAATGACAAACCCTAATTGAAAGGAACGACATGCCCGGAACTCACTACAAAAAACCTAAACGAAAGAAAAAATAAAGGAGCAATATGCCTAATGTAAACGGACGAAAATATTCCTATACTAAAGCAGGGATGAAAGCAGCCAAGGCAGCATCTAAAAAAAATGGTAAGAAAAGGAAGAAATAATGGCAGAACTGACCAAACGACAGAAGGACACTTTAAAGAGGCACTCAGTCCATCACACCAAAAAACATATGGCAGAAATGCGGAAACTGATGAGAGGGGGCAAGACCTTCACACAGGCCCACAGGAGTGCCATGAAAAAGGTTGGTAAGTGAAACGAAAGTTCAAGAGGGTGGCCAAGGATAAAACCTCAGGCCTCCCTAAGAAATACGTTTCAGGGGCCAAGTCCAAGACCTCCCAAGCTAGGGAGATCAAGGACACGGCTCGAAGATACAAGCAGGGCCTTCCGATCAACGTGAAGGCAGTTTCAAAGTCCCGTGTAGCCCAAGGGAAAAATGGCAGAAAAGCGAAAAAAAAGTAAACCTCTGAGCGCAGCAGCAGAGAAGTACATTCAGAACCAAGCAGCCAAGTCTCGATTTACTCCAGGCCAACTCCGCCAGGTTTATCGAAGGGGGCAAGGTGCCTATCTTTCCAGTGGATCCCGGCCAGGGGTATCAATGGAAGCCTGGGCAAGAGGCCGAGTCAAAAGTTTTGTGAGTGGGAAAGGCGGAGCGCGGAAAGCTGATCGTGATCTGATGCGGAAAAAGAAATGAGTGTAACGTATCGGGGAGAAACTTTCTCCGGGTACAACAAGCCAAAGCGAACTCCGAAGCATAAGACCAAGAGCCATGCGGTTCTGGCCAAGAAGGGGAACAAAGTAAAGTTGGTCCGGTTTGGCCAGCAGGGGGTAACGGGCGCAGGA